CCTGGAAAACCTGGCGGTCGCGACCCTGGGCGAAGTCCTGGTCTATGGTGAAGACGAAGAAAGCGACGACGCCCTTCGCGCCCGGTATTATGCAAGCCTGGAATCCCAGGCATACGGCGGAAACATCGCCGACTATGTGGAGAAGGTCGGGACCATCGGCGGCGTCGGCGGCGTGAAGGTCTTCCCTGTATGGAACGGCGGCGGGACGGTGAAGGTGGTCTTCACGACCAGCGAAGGAACCGTCCCGTCCCAGACGCTGATCGACCTGGTCCAGACGACGGTCGACCCGGTCCAGAACCAGGGGGTCGGCGTCGGCGTCGCGCCGATCGGACACGTCGTCACCTGTCAGGGAGCGACGGGAACCACGATCGACGTCGCCTTCAGCCTGACCTGTGAATCCGGGTCTTCCTGGGACACGGTGAAGGACGCTGTCACGGCCGCCCTGAACGACTACTTCGGCGAACTGATCCAGAACTGGGCGGACAGTGAAAACCTGGTCGTCCGCGTCAGTCAGGTGGAAGCCGCGATCATGGGCGTCGACGGCGTCCTGGATATTACGGGGACCACGATCAACGGCGGGACGGCGAACATCGCCCTGGCCGACGACGCGATCCCTGTCCTGGGGAGCGTGACGAACACATGAACCTGATCGAATACTGGCCCAGTTACCTTCAAGAGATCGTCGACTTCAAGCAGATCGCCAACAGCGAACAGCCGGAAGTGACCGCGGCGGTCGAAGCGATCCGAAGCGCGCCGAAAGAATTCTACCTGTCGACCCTGACCGAATACGGCGTCGGCCGCTGGGAGAAGATTCTGAAGATCATCCCCGACGAAGGGGATTCTTTGGACACCAGAAGGGAGCGGATCGCGGCGGCGCTTATGTACCGGCTTCCCTACACCTGGAAGACCCTTCTGGCCTACCTGTCCACGGTCAGCGACGACAACACCGCAACGCTGAACGCGGACGCCTACACCCTGGCCGTCACGATCGAACTGTCGGGATATGACGAACGGGACGCCCTGTCGACGGTCCTTCGTCAAATGGTCCCCGCGAACCTGGTGATCAAACTTCGGACCCTGATCCGAACGGAACACACCGCCAGGGGCGCGGCCGCCGGCGCCGTCAGCCTTCAGATCGTCCAGCATATCCACAAACCGAAGGAGGAATAAAACCACATGGCGAAGTTTATGACCACCGTCCAGGACAAGGCGACCGAAATCCTAACCCAGTTCATGGCCGAAGGCCGGGTCCTGACGATCCACCGCGCCGCGGTCGGCGATGGCGTCGCCGACGTCAGCCCGAACACCCTGACCGACCTGGTCCACGCCCTGGATTCTGTCAGCGTCAGCGTCAGCGCGTCCGAATTCGTGGACGTGGACACCCCGTACATGAAGATTCCTGTCCAGGTGACGAACGCCTTCCAGGAATCCCCGGTCTATATCCGGGAAGTCGGCGTCTATGCGAAGGACGGGTCCGGGAAGGAATTCCTGTTCGCCCGGTCCTACCTGATCGGGGACGACAGCGACAACGTCCTTCCGGCCGTCACCGACCTGGAAGACGACGGCGGCGACACCGTACACCTTCACGACATGGCCGTCGTCCTGACGACCGCCCAGGCCGCTTCTGTGACCGTCGAAATCGGGGCCGGGTCTTATGTCACGGAATCCCGTATGAAGGCATACGCGGCGCCCCTGGGCCACACCCAGGACGCGACGACCGTCACCGAAACCACCGGCGAAACGACCGAAGTCGTCAACCGTCGCCAGGACTACGACATCGCGGCCCTGAAAGAGCAAATGGACACGGGATTCAGCGGGACCACCGTCACCCACACCTTCAGCACCGCCCAGTTATCCAACTGGACCGGCTACGAAGGGACCGGCCTTCCCGAAGGAATCCTGAACACGTCCACCAACAGCCTGTATCTATGACCAGGATCGCCGCAACCCCGGCCGAAACGTCCTGTATCCTGTCGAACCTATTCGTCGAACTGCGGCCCGTCTGCGGCCGCTGTGAGGGCGACGCGGTCGTTCTGCGGGGCGTGACCTATGAAGGGGCCGAAGAAGAAGTCGTCCTTCGGGACTATGGCTTCGACTTCAGCGGCCGGCGGGACACGATCGACGCGATCCGGGAAAGGAAGTGTTTGTATGGCTTCGCGCCGGAACTATCAGCACGAATCGAACAAGGCGGAAAGTCCGCTTCGGATTCTTCCTGTATGCGGGGACCTGGTCGACTACACCCTGGACCTGACGGACAACACGAAGCACTTTCCGAAGAAGACCCGATTCACGATCACGAATCGGATTCAGAACCACGTCCTGGACATCTATGAATGTCTGGACGACGCGAATGATATCTGGCCGATCATCGACGACCAGGACAAGATCGACCGGATCAAACTTCAGAAGAAGGCCCTGACACACTGTCGGCGCCTTCTTTTCTTCATATCCCTGTCGAAGCGACGGGGATATATCGACCAGGGGACCTTCGACTATTGGACAAAGAAGACCCTGGACGTGAAAGCTATGACCGCGAAATGGCACAAAACGGAACTGGGACACCCGGACACCCAGGCGGACGGCCCTTCGGAGCCTGACGGCCAGGAAGCCCAGGGCGACGCCCAGGCCGCGGACGCCGACGCGAATTCATAGGACCCACAACAGGGAGCGTCCTGTACTCCGAACGCCGGCAACTCGTACAATGCGCGCAATGTCAATTCGGACGGCAGTCTGAACAACAACAACGCGTACAACGGCAACAATGGCGTTCGCCCGGATTTGGTGGAAACCGCGACCGAGTAAGGCACACCGCCCGAAAGCAGAGGACCCCAACAAAGGAGGCCGCTTCCTTCCCGGCGACGGAAAGGCAAAGGGTAAACACATGATTGACGACGCGACGGCTTCGCTATGACGCCCGAACTATCAGCGTCAAGGAGGGAAAGACAGGTGGATCGGCAAACCCCGACTTCTGATTTTGCCCGTCTGGCCGACTTCAACAGCCTTTATAATGCGTACCGATTAGCGCGGCGCGGGAAACGCTGGAAGTTTGCCGTGGTCAGGTATGAGATCGACGAACTGGAAAATCTTATGTTCCTTCACTTCATGCTGACATCGAAACAGTATCGCCTATCCCCTTACAACTGTTTCATGGTCTACGAACCGAAGGAACGCCTGATCATGTATAACAGCTTCCGGGACAAAATCGTTCAGCATAGTCTGTGCGACAATGTCCTGGAACCAGCACTTTCCCCGACGTTCATCTATGACAACTACGCCAGTCAGAAGGGCAAAGGAACACACTTCGGCCTGGACCGTCTGTCGTATTTCATGGGCCGGTTTTACCGGCTTCATGGGAGCGCGGACGGCTGGGTCCTGAAGTGCGACATCGCAAAATACTTTTACCGCATAGATCACGGCGTTCTGAAGAAACAGCTTCGGAAACTGATCAAGGACCGCGATGTCCTATGGCTTCTGTATATGATCATAGATTCCACACCGAACCCCGGAATCCCGATCGGAAACCACACGTCACAATGGTTTGCGGTCCTTTATCTGTCCGGCCTGGACCACTTCATCAAGGAACGCCTGGGAATCAAGTTCTATGGTCGATACATGGACGACTTCTATCTGATCCACGAAGACAAGGCATATCTTCAGTATTGCCTTCAGGAAATCAGAAAGATCGTCGGGGACCTGGGCCTGGAACTGAATCACAAGACCGCGATCTTCCCATTATCCCAGGGAATCGACTTCCTGGGATTCAGGACATACCTGACCGACACGGGGAAGGTGGTCCGCAAGATTCGGAGCGAAAGCAAGAACCGGATCAGGCGGAAACTGAAGAAATTCCGCGGCCTACTGGACGACGGGAAGGTGGACTTTGAAACCGTCCTGGCGTCGTACAATTCGTGGACCGGACACGCGGCCCACGGAAACAGTTATCACCTGATCCGGGAAACGGACGCCCTGTTCTTTTCCCTGTTCAGAAAAGAAATGGAGGAACAACCGAATGTCTCGAACATTAGCCAGCTTGCCGGTCGGGTCGCTTGTCAAGTCGGTCAATACGAAGTATTACGGGAAACCGATCATCTGGCAAGTCGGACACCAGGCGACGGGGCGGACGAAGCTGATCACGCAAAAGATCATCGCGATCAAATGCTTCGACGCGAAGGAGCCGAACAACACCGACAGCAACCGGAAGAACTACGGTAACAACCGGTATTCCCTGTCCAACATAGACCAATGGCTGAACAGCACCGCG